AATCCTAGAAGCCATTGACGCGCCTGCTTCGTCTAGCCAAGACATCATGTGACCACCAAACAGATTATCGTGATAACCTAAGTCACCTTCTTTACACATCTTTGTACTAATCAGTTGCATCTTTCCAACTATCAGGCAAATTATCTCTATCAAACCATCTGAATTTATTCTTCTCTGCCCACTCAGCGTGGCTTCTTTTAGTTCCGTCCTTTCTTTTCTTAGCTGCGGGCATGGGAGCATAAGGATCAGAGAATAAAAACACCAGTTCACATTCTTCCGGTAAATATTCTCTAACCCATTTATATTTACTGTACTCTGCGTAATCCCAAAACCTACCTTTCGCTTCTAAGTATATTACTTTATTATTAATTATCCTAATAAAATCTGGATGATATTTATGAGGTATTGAGTATTCAATTAATCCTTTATGATGCTCCCAATTTTTTAATTCTTTTTTATGGAGTTCGTACTCCCATTTAGAATCGTATCCTCTAGGAAGACCCCTATCTTTAGGTCTAATTTTTCTAGGTTTTCGCATAGCGTTCTGTTACCTCAAGTACATTAGGTTCTTTTTTAACTTCTGTATAATATGATAGTCCTCTAGCATATTGAAAAACTCTTAAGCCTTTTCCATTATTAGAATCTTTATGGCAGGCAAACTTATGCGAACAGTAATTACAAGCCTGTGCAATTTTTTGATTACCATAAGTACCATCAGCAGCAGGCTTATAGCATAGTTTTTTGGGAGGGGTTTTTCTTTTGACTGCTTTCTTTGTACTATCTATTTTAGCATTAATATTTGGTTTGTCAAGTTCTTCTGGTTTAAAGAAGCAAAGCTCTCCTGATTCTTTATTAATAACCAAGAACCCGCCTTGGTCTGTTTGTTCTTTTATTTCATAACCGGAGAGCTGTGCAAGATAACCAAAAGGATCTGAATCAGCCAATGTACCCTTGACAAATTTTTGAAAAGCAAAACGAGAAGCTGATTTAATATCAACAACTTCGCCATCTATTTTACAATCCATATGTCCAAGTATACCTTTCACTTTAACTTCTTTCTGTTGTGATGTTACTTCGTGTTCAGTAAGCTCAACTAAAAACAAAACCAGCTCTTCTAATAGATGACCATATAAAAATTTAATCATTGTAGATGCGCTGTGGTTTTGCGCAGTTTGTTCTGAGTTCATATCAAACCATAGTTGTCTTTCAGGCTTACCAATGTTAGACATTCTAAGGGTAGGCTTTTGGTTTTCTCTAGGAGTTAGCCAACCTCTAAGAGCTTCTTTCATTGAATCCCCAAACTTATCTATTGTTTCATTAGAAACATCTAATTGTTTTCCGTCTGCAAGTATGGATATTTTATCGTATATATCTTGTACTAATGTATCTAAATTTTTCATATGCTTTTTATTATACCTCTAGCTTTTATTTGTGTTATTTTAAACCACTCCCCATTCCTTTCTTCTGCTTGTTCTTCTAATAAAGTATGTGCAATAGTTTCTGCTTCTTTTCTATTCTTAAAAAATCTTTTATATTTAACTGTGTAATCTCTGAAAGGACTGCTTGTTTGATAAGACTTACATCTGTCTTGAGAATCTAAAGCCATGCCTACTTTAATCCACCCTTTCCAAGCAGGGTTAGTGATTATATATACATCGCCTTCATCAACAGAATTGTATTCATCTTTATGTTTGATGCCAAAAAACTTTGCAAATAAACTTGGAGACTTTTCTCCTTTCTTTATTCTGTTTTTTATTCTTATGAAATCAAAACAAGATTTACATCTATATTCTTTTTTCTTTATCCTTGATGAATACCAATTAGCTGTAGTTAATTTTTCACCGCAAGTTATACAATGCTTAGTGTGTTTCATGCCAAGCCTCCCCGATTTTATATTCTCCATCTAAAGGACAGCGCAATTTAAAATACCTACCTGCATTTCTTATTGCTTGAACACCAAGCTTACCAAATTCTTCAGCGTGTTCTTCTTTAACTTCTACTTGCCACTCGTCATGTATGTTAGCAACAAACTTATAATCTAGCTTGCTTTCTTTAGCTAAAGTATTTAAGATAACCAATGCCATTTTCATTACAATAGCACCTGCACTTTGTAATAGAGTATTTAAAGAAGCGTGTTCGTATCTGACATATATTTTTCTACCATCTAATCCTTTCAGAAACTTACGTTGTGATGCGCTGATGACTCGATCTCTTAGTATTTTAAAAGATGGTTGATTATCAAAGAATCTTTTTCGTAATTTTTTACCTGTTGTTTTACTTCCACCAACAACTGCTCCAATTTTAGCATCGCCTGCTCCATACATTAAAGCATATATAAACGTCTTGGAATTATCTCTCGTTTTTAATCCGGCTGTTTTCTGATTCTTAGCGTGTATGTCTCCATGAATTATTTCGTTAGTGTATTCAGGATCGTTCATATAATGAGCAAGCATTCTTAATTCTAAACCGCTTGCATCTATTCCTACAAGTTTATATCCTACAGGAACAGTCCAACAAGAGCGACACTCTTTACCATAAGGACTACCTATGTTAGGAACTTGAGCCATGTTAGGACTGCGGTGGCTCATTCGATTTGTAATTGTTCCAGTAGAAATTACTCTACCATGAACTCTATTATTTTTAGACTCATCTATCCACGAATTAATTTGAGCTATGCGTTTTTGTAATAAAAGAAATTCAGATATTAGTTGAGCTTCGGGTATATGCTTTACTTTATTTAAAGTAGCTTCATCTATAATTGGCTGACCAGTAGGTGTAAAACGATTAGGTTTCCAACCAAAATCTTTAAGGTATTCTCCAATTTGTTTCCTGCTTCCAAGATTAAACTCTTGAAGTTTTTGTCGCATAAAAGGTTTCATGTTTTTCGTCTGTAAAATATCTTCATATTCAACACTGGTTAAACCTGATTTAGATAACTCGCCATCTTGTTTAAGTTTAGGAGTAACTAATTTAACATCTACCCATTTAGGTTTAAAAACTTTTTGGACTTCTTCTGTCACTTCTTTCTTACGTTTATTTAATTCAGCAGAAAAATGTCGCGCTTGTTTTTCGTCAAAGTAAAAACCATTGGACTCTTGTTGTCTTAATATTTTACTAACTTCATGTTCTATTTCTATAGATTCTTTACTAAAAGATTTACCTTCAATCATTAAAGTTTTATATACTAGCTCATTAACTTGTACATCTGTTTGACAATAAGGAATCATTAAAGGATTAAATTTATCCCACTCTTCGGGGGGTGTCATCTTAGTTGCGCCTACTCTATGTCCCCATATTTTTAAACTGTGTCCACCATCTCTAATAGGATTAAATAATTGTGACAGAACGAGAGTATCTTTAATTTCTTTTCCTTCTAGTAAATCTACACCATATAATTTTTTAATTACAGGTATGTCAAAGCCTATAATATTATGACCAATCAATGTATCTTTACTTTGTAAAAATTTAATTCCTTCATCTATATTTTTCTTATCATAACTAAATGTATGTGTCTTGCCTTCAAACTCTTTAGCTACAATAACCCATATTGTATCAGGAGTTAAACCATTACATTCTATGTCAAATGTTACTGTATTAAAATTCTGTGTGTTCATTATTAAATGTCTCCTCTTCTGATAGTTCAATCAAACGACCTGTTACTGAATTATAAAGCAACGAACAAGCAAAGCCTGTATATCCTGTATATCTAGATTTTAAAACGCGGACGGCTGTTGTGTTTGCTTCAGTTATATCTTCTGATTGTTGATTTCTTTCTAATGCTACAACACAATCTGACAATTGAGCAATAGCTTGAGAGCCTTTAAGATGGCTTAAAGAAACTTGAACACCTTTCTCGTGTCCTAAATCTCCACCTACTCTACGAAGATGTGATACTAATATCATGCCAACACCTGTCTCTTCTACTAAACTACGAAGCCTTGTCATTAACACATCAATACCTCTTCGTTCATCGCTGTCTTGTAAAGAGGATACTAACATATGAAGGTGATCTATAACAACCCACTTACATCCACACCCTATAATCATGTATCGTAACTTAGAAAATATTTCTTCTATATTATTAACACCGAGATGCGCATGAATAAAGACACGACCTTCTTGTATTGTTTTATCAAACAAATCAGAGAGTTCTTTGTCGGTATATTTTTCTCTAATCTCATTAATGTACATTCTATCGTTGGCTTCAATAGATATAATACCATCTGCGGTACGTTGCCAGTTCTCTTCAAGAGCCATGATACCTATGTTATCTTCTGTTGTTTTAATTAACCAATGCTCTAGCTCTCTGACAACACTGCTCTTACCAAGACCTGTACCACCCGTAAGTGTTAAGAGTTCGCCTCTTCTTAAACCGTACAGTTTTTTATTTAAACCATCATAAGGGAAAGCAATACTTTCTTTTACTTCTCTTGTGAGCCACTTATCTTTTCTACTAGAAAGTTCTAGTATGCCAGAAGGTGTATATACTTTAGCTTCAAACCAAGCTTTAGTAAACTCAGTAAACTTTTTACCGAGTAACATATCATTAGGATCTTTATATCCCTCAGTAAGCTTAAGTATCCTAGCCTTGCCCGGTTTTAATATGCTTGCTACTTCTCTAGCTGCAGTTCTGCCTGCCCTGTCATTATCAAAAGCAATAACAACCTGCTCAAAAGATTCTACAAACTCTATGCTTTCTCGAATATCTCGTACTGCACTTGCCGAACCCCGTTTAATTGAAACAACGGCTGTCCTTATTCCTAACTCTGAAACAGCAAGAGCATCACACTCGCCTTCGGTTATTGTAAGATACTTACCGCCTTTCTTATAGAGCTGTTCACCAAACAAACCAGTACCTTCGTATGTTCCAGTGACTCTAAAATCTTTATTCTTTATGTATCTTGTTTTAGTTCCTGCAATTTCATTGCCATTATAATAAGGATAAATATGTTCAGCAACACTGCCATCTTTATTATAAACAACACGAACACCATACTTCTTGGCTACGTCTTCTGATATTCCTCTATCAGTAAGTGCGCCAAAAGTTCCTCGATAAGAATTGAGAAATGTTTTTTCTAATTTAGGAACTTTAACAGGTAACACATCAGGATTTTCATAGTCTGTGAAGAAAGTTCCGCAACTAAAACATTTTGCTGAACCATCTTCGTTAATAGACACAGGATCAGAACCATTGCAACTAGGACATGGTTGCCTGTGTTTAACAAATTTACTTTCATTCATTGTCTATCTCCCAATAAAAAGCTAGGTCAGTTTTAAACACCCTCAATGAGAGGATTCTAGCTGACCTAGCTATTAACATTACGATTTAGTAGTATCTACTTCATCAGTTTCTTCTTGAGCTACGTCTTCTGCTATAGATTCTGCAGTAGCTTCGCCATTTCTTAAACCAATTAATGTATTACACATTCCGTTTCTTGAAAACTGAGTATTAAGTAATCTAAGATTCAGTGTTCTTTCTTCAGCACTTAATTGAAGAATCATATCAAACACATCTCTTTCAAGTTCAGTTTCCATTTCACTTCGTTGATGAGTAACATTATTAATTGTTATTGAAAGATCGTTTTGTTCCATTAGAATTCCTCCGAAGGCATGTCTTCTAACAGTTCATCACCATCTTGTGAACGAGGCGCAACATAATCAATAATTTGTACAGCCTGTAAATCTAATCCTGTATAAGGACCGTATTTATTTTCACCGCTATACTCATTATATTGCACACGAACTTCTGAACCATCACCAACTTTCATTTCGACTTCGTTTTTTTCTAAGTCAAACAATCTAGGTGCTGATCGTTTCATCCCATTAGGACCATCAACTTTTCTTTTAAAAACAATAGACGGACCGCCATCTAATTGTTTAATATTGTGTCCGCGACTAGCAAAATCGTTTGCTGTTGCATCATCCACAATTAAGTTGATCGTATATGTAGGTTCAAAACGAACATTCGGCTCGTTTATAAACGCATATTGGGCTTTTCCTTTTATTATAGCCATATATTTTCCTCTAATTTAAAGTTAATATTAATTTAATGTAAGGGTTTGTGAGCAGACTACCCTTACGAGTCGTGATCGGATTAATTTTTAGGAGATAGAGGGTATTCCGATACTCAAATTTTTCTCTCTAACTGCCATCAATTATACCACAAAAGAAAATCTTTTGCAAGGTTTAATTTAATTTATTTTCATTATTGTCTTCATTAAAACTAATTGAGAAGCCGAGTTCCCCGTTTGTTTTTTCAATGAGACTTCTTATTTCCCTCAATGGTTCTACTTCAGCATCAAAATCCCAAAGCTCGCCATCTTTTTTTCTTTTAATATGATATAGAAATTCTACATTCGCCATCAATACTATGTTATCTACTATTTCTTCAGGTGTTTTACCAAATGTAAGTAGTTCTGTTGGTTTAGTATCACCCGCTAATCTTACTGTTGCTATAAAGTCATCCATCCGTTTTCCTTTTTTTCTTTTTTATTAATAGAAGCCATCAACTGTTTATAAGTTTTAATGCTTGGATCTTTTTTTAATTTTTTTAATATCCATTTGTCAGACATGAATGATAATTCAAACTTGCCATCAATAAAGGTATGTGTTTGTTTAGATAAAAGATCAGAAACATTTTCTGCTGTAATAAAATTAGCTTCTTCCTCAGACACTAGAGTACGTAACCATTCTGCTTGAATAGTTTGAACTCTAGGTTTTAATTTTTTTAATTGTTTTTTATTCATATAATAAAGTCTTGTATTGGAGGAGTGTACTCGTCCACCCATTCTATTAAAGAACCTAGGGGTAATACATGTATAGCACCTTCAATATTTTTAGGAATTAAAACAGCGTTATTACATATGTACTGTTCGCTATCCTCAATGTTATATTTAAACCAATGAAGTTTTTTATATCTACTTAATTCTTGTTGGTCTCCGCAATACAAATCATAGTCTTCATTATACCACATTTCTTGCACGAAGTCCACCTCTAATATAAGCTGTGCTATTTCTAACACAGACAATACACGAATTTGATTTTCATCATTTAAAATAACATCTTGTATTGTCTGGCTCTTAGGATCAATATATAAACCTTTCATGTGTTTCCCTCTTATTATATATAGATTACAAAGCCGTTGTCTTCTGTCTTGGCTTCGGCTTTTGCTTTAAGTCCAACAACTACATTGCGCGGATCTTTAAAGCGCATGTCGTGTGTATCACCATCAATAACTTTACGACCACGAAAAGTTTTTGGTAGCTTACCATTAAAGACTACTGCTATATTATGTTTAACCTTATCAAACAATGCTGCATATTTAGAATCAGCTTCGCTGTACGACCACGTTAGATGGTAGTTAAATATGTAGTTTGTTTTTCTTGTAGGTATCTTGGTGTAATCATAGAACTGTGCTTGCGGAAACATCTCGAAGATGGTTTGTCCACCTTCAACAATAATATTTTCCCATGGTATATCTGATGTACCATTGAGTCTGATTGCTGGCTTCTTACCTTTACGCTTACAAGCACCGATAAACTTTATAATATCCAACACCAACAACGACATAAATTCTTCTCGGTTATTAAGAAAGAGATCAGTCTTACGCTGTCTAGCTTCTTGAATACTAGGGAATATACCACTCAATCCTGCTGTATTTAAGCATACATCTTTACAGCCTGCCTTGATTTGATACGGACAGATGCGAGCATTAGTAGGATGTAAGTGTAATATGCACGACCAATATTCATCTGATAAAGTATTGCTCTTTTGAATCTTTGGATTGCTGTTTACTGATAATAATTTATAAGTCATTAGATTTATCCTCTTCTATATACTCAACCTCAATATGGAAAGCATAAGACAAAGGCTCAATCCCTTCTTCATTAAGCTCCCAATCTATGATGTTGCTTAAAGTTTCAGTAGTTTGTTTATCGAAATCTCCAAACATAATTGTTTTTGTTTTACTCATAAAGACCATCCCTCCTGATTTCTTCTTCAAGTTCTAAGTTTTCTTCGATATCCTCTGCTCGTCTACCCTCATCTACCAACCAAGTATAAGCAACCTGTCCGATAAAAGAATTATTA